AATATTGTCTCTAGTTTTACCTCTTTTTTGTTTCCATATATCAGCAGTACGGTGTCTTGCGATATGCTCTAAAACACCCCTTAAAATGCGTTGTAGGGCATTCTTTTCACCTGCTTTGTAAGCATAGGTTACTAATGGTAAGAATAGAGTGTGATAACCTTTTTCGTATGCTGGGTCTAAGTCTTTAGACTGAGCTAACCAGATAGCGTTACGGAAGCTACCAAAACCATATTCAGCATTCATAGCTGTACATACTATTTTGCCACCACCACTACCTGTTGTTGTTGATGTAGTAGTTAATGGTTGACCAGCTACTGTAGACGTAAATTGTGCAAGTCTTTGGTACGGTAAGTTTTGTTGGAAGTTAAAGCGGTCTAATTCAGCTTGTAGAGCTTGTTGAGCATAGTTTTCACGAGCTTGACCAGTTTGTAATAGTTGATTAATAGGTTGATAAGCTGCTTGAGCCATAGTAGGTGCATTTCTAGCTGCTTGTTCTTGTAAGCCACGTTCTGAAGCATAATTTTGATATGCTGCTTGACCCGCTTGACCTGCTAAAGCATTAGCTAAATTTTGTTGTGATAATGATTCTAATTGTGTTTGTGCTCCTGAACCATAACGACCTGCTTGTGCTGCACCACTACGTGTAGAACCAATAGCTTGGTTATATGCTTGTGTAGCTGCTTGTTGTCCTGGTCTTAATGCTGCTTCTAAAAATGGGTTAGCACCTAAATATTGACCACTTACAGCACCTTGTTGTTGAGCTAAGGCTTGGTTAATAAGAGGGCTACCTGCTCTTGCTTGTTGTTCTGCCATAGTAAGTGCTGACTCTGTTTGTGCAGATGGACTTACGTATGTTTGACCACCATAGTATTGTGGTGTATATGTTTCATATAGTTTTTGAGCTTCTGATAAACCTCTTTCAACATAAGGTCTCATGCTTGGGTCAATACCAGATGTGGTTGTTTGTTGTTGCGGACTTCCACCACCACCCCATAACATAAACCCATTATGAGTCATAAACCCTGTAATAAGCCAATACATTTTATCTTTAAATGAATTGTTATGTCCTAAATCGTAACCAAATAATTTCATGTTGCTTTCCTTAAAGTGTGAATTCCCATGTTGAAGGTTTAAAACCCATTTGTAGAGCTTTTTTATCCCAACCACGTCTTTGAGATGTAAAAGTAATTCTTGTTTTACTGCCTTGTTTTGCTATTGCTTGTATTTCTTGAAATGCTTGTGTTAATAATAAATCGTCATTAAGTGATGACCATGCTGCCCATACATGAATTGTATTACCCATAGGTTGTAATACTACAAAACCATAAGGTTTGTTATCGGTTACTGCTAGAAATACCATAGAACGTTGTTCGTAACAATCACAATAGACATCTTCTGCTAACCACTCAGGATGACCTTTGCTTCTGACTATTTCAAGACCATGTTTAATAAACTCCCAATGAGTCCTAAGTTGGTCTTTAGGTATGTACTGTAAAATCATCCTACTATTATATAACGATATACCTTATTCGTGCCTGTATTTGCAGGGTGACTGATAGTTGCTTGTCCATTAATTTGTGAGCTAATGTAAGGTTCTGTAAATAAGTTAGTCGTAAATGAATTAGCACTTAAATACTGAATAGTTACAATGGCACTTGGTGTTGCAGGTCTAGTAGGTGTTGTTTGTGCTGCTAAATGTTCTATTGTAACTAATACTGAGCTTGTAGCCCATGCTAAACTTACATAGTCGTCTTTAGCAAGCTCTACATTAAAGTTTAATGCTGCAATAAGATTACCATAAATACTTGCACTTTTACGAGCTGGAACAGTAAATTTACTGTTAGACCCTGCAACATCTGAACCATTCTTTCTAAACCATATATCTAAGTCATGTTGAGCATTATCAGTATTAACAAATTGAATACTAAACTGCACATTATAAAGACCAGAATAGTCTACTTTTACTTTGTATCCATCTACTAAACTTGTGCCTAAAGAATAGTCTGTAGTATTAAGTGTAATGTTTGCTGTAGCTGTTGTAGTGGCTATACTTTGGTCAGTCGTATCTTGAAATGCACCATATGGAAAGTATGAGCTTGCTGCTGTTTGTGTTTTAGGTTCTAGCCCAATATAAGAGTTATAACCTATACGTTCATCAAATATAGTGGTAGATGATGCACCACCTGCTACTAAAGTAATATCACCTGTATTGTTAGACTTACCTTCTACAAGGTTGTTCACAATTTCAGCTACACTTCTAGCATCACCACCTGTCCAAGGTAGTTTACGGTACATATCACTACGTGCCATTATCTAGTTCCTTGTTCAGAGTAATCTATATCCATGCCAATTGCAGATGACCAGTTAGCACCTGTAGGTGTTAAAGCTATTCTATGATAACGACCTGAGCTTCTTACAGAACATCTATCTTCTTGACTTGCTGTAACTGCTGTACCGTATGTAATAGTGTCATCTAACATACGTCTGGAAGCTACAGAAACGCTTGCAGAGCCATTATCTACAGAAGGTCTAATAAGAGTAAGCACAGAGTTATAACCATATTCTAGGTCGTTAGTAATGATAGAACCTGTAGCGTATGTTCCTGTAAATGTGATAATTCTAGTATCACGAACACCACCAAATAAAAACTTACCGCCTTTATATAGTCTATCGTCTAGTGTTGTTACAAGTGTATTTTCTGTTTTAAGTCCTGCTGCTGATGCTGCCATATCTATGGCTACACCTGTACCTGAGCCTGCACCTGTAGCTGTAAATAATACACCTACTGTATTAGCAACTGCACCTATAGCTGTAAATGATGTTGAGCCTACTGTTCTGATAGTATAAGACTTACCTACAACAAATGCACCTGCTGTTACATTGTATGCAGAGTCAAGACCATCTAATGTTGCACCTGGAGTAGCTAGTGTAGATAAATAGTCTACATCTGTATCTGCTTCACACCATTTTTGTGTTTCAAAGTTATAGATAAGTAGTGAACGACCACCAGAAATATTGCCATAATTCCAAATAACTAAATTACGTTCAGGGTCTACTGCTGTTGATATAGAGTCAATATCACCAATGTTAGCGTTGTTAAAAAAGTATCTATCTACCTTTTCAGAACCTATACCTGTTAATGTTTGACCGTTAGTAGCATAGAAACCATCATCAGATAAGAAGTAAGCTGTGCCTGAGTATTGTGCAATAGAGTTACCTTCTATACATCCTACATTACGAGAGATAGTGTCAAATTGGAATATAAGTGGCGTGCCTATATATGACATTCTGACAATGGCTTTTTCTAGGAATACAATACCAAACTCACCACCTGTAATGCCGGTTATATCGCCACCGTCAGGAATAATTTGATAGTCACTTTGTGATGTTGCTGTAGTAGTCCAAGTACTTGCATCATTGATACCTGACCATTGCACCTTACTAGGTGATGTACCTGCACCAATATTACCTGCAACTACAAAGTCACGAACTGCTGTAATGTATTTAGCAATAGGTGCATCTGAACTTACGTCTGCAAAAGCTGTAGAGCTGTTTACGTCAAAAGACTGTATCTTTTCAGAGCCATTAGAAGCAATTGCAAGACTACCAAACTGTAAAAATTGCCATCTATTTAAACCTGTATATCCGCCTGCTTTAGACTCGTCTACTAGAGATAAGTCATTATTGTCTACTTTAAATAGTTTAGTAGCACCACCAGCAAAGATAAATACATCATTGTCTAGTTTAGCAGCAAAGCAATTATTCAAATCTTCTGAAGCTGCACCTGAAAATGTTACTGCTGACTTAAATGGACCATAGCCTACAGCTAAAGGAATAACATTGTTAGCTTCTGATACAGAGTCTAATATGCTAGGTTGGTCAGGTAACCAGTCTTTAAAAGCTATGCGTTGTACTGGCATATTAAGCCTTCATAATGTAGCAAAGAGCATAGTAAGGAGGTAAGTTAGCATTAGTGCCACTAGAACCTGTTGTAGAGTTAGATACTGTAATACCTGTTGTAGCTGTGCCAGAAGTTGAACCACCATTACTTGCTGGGTGCGTTCTACCTCCACCACCTGAAACGTCATTAAGATAGGTAGTTCCTGTTGTTCCTGTGCTATGAGTATGTCCAGCGTCTGTTACTGTTGCAGTATGGGTATGAGATACGACAATAGCATCTGCACTACCACCTGTTGCACCTACAGCATAAGTAGATGTAGCACCTACTACAAAACGGTTACGTAAGTCTGGTGTAGAACTTGAACCATCACATAATAACCAACCACTAGGAATAGAGGCAGATGAACCTGACCATATAATAATACCTCCACTAGGAAAACCACTTCCCCATGTAGGAGTATTACTGCCACCTGCTGATAACAATACTTGACCACTTGCACCTGCAGTTCCGTCTAGTCTAAATGCACCTGTAATGTCAACTTGACCTGAAGATACTAATGTACCTGCTACTGTAAATGGGTCACCACTAGAACCTGTTTGTTGGTCTTTTAGTAATGCCATTAAGCTACGAACAGCGTTGTTTAAGTTAGCTGGTGAACAACCTTCAGCAATATTAATATTGGTTATATCTGTATTGTCTGCTGCGGTTGCACTAAACTCTGAAATTTTGGTTTTTGCCATCTTTTATCCTTGTCTTAACCATATGTCTGTACTTGGAGTTGTATCAGTCCAAGTTTCTGTTCCTGCTGTAATTTCTGTCCATGTGTCTGAAGAAGGTGATATTGCAGACCATGTTTCTGAACCTGCTGATACTGGTGTCCATGTTTCTTCGCCTGGAGTAACAGGTGTCCATCCTTCACCTTGCCTTGTACCTTTAGCAGTTACTGTTCCTACACCTTCTACATAAGCAAAGCCTGCTAGTATAGCGTTAGGACTTGCAGTTACGATAGCAAAGGCATCTATATCTGCTACGCCTGATACTACATAACCACCAAGTGCTGTGACTGTTGCAGTTGCTGTGATAGAACCACTATCAAATCTAATTCTGTTGTAGGTTACTGTAACTGTAGCATTAGCTGTAATAGAAGCATTACCAGACTGTAGTAATGAACCTAATGCTGTGACTGTTCCTGTTGCTGTAATACTTGCTGAAGCTAGTGCTATAGAACCACCAGTAGCAGATACTGTAGCTGTTCCTAATATTGCACCACTACCAAATGTAGCTCTTGTAGCTAATGCAGATACGTCTGCAAATCCATTTATAACTGCACTACCAAATACTAATGTACCACTTGTATCAACTGTAACTGTTGCAGTAGCATTAATGCTTGCGTTAGATGTTCTAAAGCGTGTACCTGAAGCACTTACGGTTGCATCTGCTGTAATTGCAGCAGAAGCTGTGACTATATTACCACTTACTGGTAAAGCACTAAAAGGAGCTTGGGAAAAGCTAGCTATGCCAAACATTTATTACTCCTTAAAGTGTTACTTCTTCCCAGTTTATAATAGATTCATTCCATTTATATGATTTATCATCTAAAGGATATGCTATTGGTGCTTCCCATAACCATGTTGTATTGTTTAGTACCCATGATGGGTATGGTTGTGGTGCGTAGAATACGTCATTAGTAGCGTCATAAGTATAACCAAAACCAGCGTAATTACCTCTTAAAGGTCTACCTTCTGGATGTTGATTACCATGTGTATTGTATGATGTTTGTAACCAAGTGCCAGGACTTGAGTCTACAAATGTATCAAAAAATTCTTTTTCTGCCACAATGACGTTGACAACTTTACCATCTACTACTTTTGCAAAATGTGACATATTTTTCCTTATGCTGTGTATGTGCCAGAAGCAGTAAATTTAATAATTGTATTTGAACCTGAAGTAGTAATTGTTGGGCTACCTGTTGTTGTGCCTGAGTAGTTAGCAGTAGGTACGCTTAATATCACAACTCCAGAACCGCCTAAACCTGTAGATGATGTTGCGTTACCAGCACTACCACCACCGCCGCCGCCAGTATTTACAGAGCCACTTTGACCGTCCCTAAGTAGAATTGTACTGCCATAACCGCCATTTCCACCACCTCCTGAACCACCTGCTCCACCAACAGTTGCTAATGTAGTGCCTGTGTAATATTCACCGCCACCTCCACCGCCACCTGCATATGAAACAGATGAACCTGTAATTGATGAAGCTACACCTATACCACCTTGACCATTTGTACTTGCATTTGTTCCATTATCAGCAGCACCTACGCCACCTGCACCACCACCACCACCACCATGACGACCAAAATTATTACCATTGCCACCAGCACTGCCTTGACCAGAAGTTCCAGCAGCAGCTGTTCCAGTAGCAAATCCGCCGCCCCCGCCAGACCCACCTGAAGTTGCAGAACCAGAGGCACTTCCACCACCTCTACCTCCACCAAGGGCAGTTTGTGTGGTAATTCCTGTTCCGCTTAATACAGAATTAAAGCCACTAGAAGCACCAGTAGCACCGCCACCCACTGTTGCTGTATAAACTATTCCTGGAGTTAATATAGCAGTTCCAGATAAAAGACCGCCTGCACCTCCTCCACCTGACGACTCCCAGCCACCACCACCACCACCAGCTACAACTAAATAAGATGCAGAATATGTAATAACTTCTGTGGTAACCCATTTCCAAGAAGTGTTTTCATAAACTTCATACCTGTTTGTTGTTGTATTGTATCTAATCATACCAGCTACTGGCGAACCAGGTCTTTGTGCTGTTATTCCTACTGGTAAATCAAAATATCCTGTAGATGTATTATTTTGGTCTGATACTGCTGCAGGAGGTAAGCTAGTGCAATTTGTTAGTGTACCGCTAGATGGAGTTCCTAAAGCTGGAGTAACTAATGTAGGGCTTGTAGCAAATACTAAAGAGCCTGTTCCTGTTTCATCTGTAACTGCTGATATTAAGTTAGCAGAACTTGGCGTAGCAAGAAATGTAGCAACATTAGAACCTAAACCAGAAACACCTGTAGATATAGGTAAGCCTGTAGCGTTGGTAAGTGTAGCAGAAGCTGGAGTGCCCAAAGCAATAGCATTACCACTTGCATCTAAATATAAACCTTTTTCAGCAGGATAAGTTACAAATACATTTTTTGTGCCTGCACTAAAGTTGACTGCTGTTCCACCATTGCTAGACTCTAATATGGTATCACGAGATAAAAGAGTACCTGATAGCGTGTATGTACCTAGACCTACTTCCCATTCTGTACCACCTACAATAGCGTAGTAAGTAGTATTAGCATTGCCTATAACAGAGAATGACTGGAAGCCTGTAACTGCACCAGCAAGTGTAAACGTACCTGTACCTGTGGTATTAGAAGTCTCTTGGACTCTATCCTTGACGACTAACGCCATAAGTTATCCTTAAGCTAATGTAACTGAAAGATTGCCTGTTGAAATCTTAAAGATGTCACCAGAGTCAATAGTTTTAGATGTATCTAATGCTGTATGGTAAAGTAAGTTACCTGCTGTTGCTGCATCATTAATACCAATCCAACCTACTGTTCCCCATGAAGCTGTTGCTGTTGGGAAAGTTACGTCAGCATCATTTAAGATGTTACCAGATGTACCTGAAGCTGTTGCAAAAGATACAGCAGTTCTAGCGTATGAACCACCAGTTACTTCTGTGCCATCACCTGCATCTGTAGGGTTTGAAGTCCATAGTGATACATAAACTGTTGCTGGTGCTGTGTATGTAGTTGCATTTAGAGTTGCATTTAAAAGTGCATTCTCTAAGTAGTTACTCATTTCTGCCATAATATTTTCCTTATCGTGGTGTTACGTTTAGTGTTGTATATGCGTATGTTTGACCTAAGTCACTTGTTTTAATATTAGCAATTGCTCTATCGTATAATGCTGACCATGTTGCAGTTCTTGGGTCATTCATTAAATAAGGTTCTGCTTCTGCTAGAGTTGCGTAAAGTAAAGCGTCTGGATAGTATGCTAAAAACAAGTTACTAGATGTTGTGCTAGAAATAAATGTAGGTTGAGCATAGTATAGAATTTGAATGGTGTAATCTGTATCTTGAGTAGGTGCAAACTGAAACTCTGTACCTAACATTGTAAAGTAGTGTGAACGACCTGATAATGTTGTTTGACCATTACGGAAGAACAAGTCAGGTGTTTGGAACTCTAACAGAATAGGTGGGTTACCCTGAAAGTGCATCTCTCTTAACTCTAAGAAGTCAGTAGGAAATGCTACTTTGCTATCTGTAGGAGTAGTTGTAGCTACTTTTAACATAGCTTCTGTTCTTAAGTCACGACTCATTCTTAACTGTGCCATCTGAATAAAGTCAGGTATGACGCTTGTCAAGTCTGTGCGTGCTAAGTAGCTTTCTACTGTAGAAACAAAGCTAGTATAGTTAGTAAATGCCATCTAATTGTCCTTTTAATCTATCCCAGCACTTGTCCATCTCATCTTTATGCCATTCACTAGCA